CATCAAGGCTGGCGGTCGCCGCTCATCATCAGCAACCTTTCGGGCTTCGTCGTTTGCGGCAACGGGCGGCTGATGGCGGCTCGGTTGATGGGTTTGGAAACCGTCCCGATTGACCGGCAGGATTTCGCGAACGAGGCCGACGAGATTGCCCACCTGTTGGCCGACAACAAAATTGCCGCGATGGCGGAACTCGACAACGACATTTTGAAAGGCGTTTTGAGCGAGCTTGATACGGGCGCGATTGATATGGATTTAACCGGCTTCGCCGACGCGGAGCTTGAGCAGTTAATGACGCAGTTTCACCCAGAGGATGAGGACGAACAGCCCCGCCTTGACGAACGGAACCCAATAACCTGCCCATTTTGTAAGCGTGAATTTACCCCCAACAACTAGCTTGCGGCTCGATTGGTGCAGCCATAAGGCGGCGAAATATGCCGTAATGAATTGGCATTATTCGAGGAAAATGCCCATTGGCAAAATCGTAAAAATTGGAGTGTGGGAGGGCGGGGAATTTGTCGGGTGCGTTTTGTATTCAACCGGCGCAAGCCCGCAGCTGCACAAGGCGTTTGGAATAAACAGGATGGAGGTTTGCGAACTTGTCCGAATCGCGCTGGCGGAACACCGCGCGCCCGTCTCACGCATCACCGCAATCTCACTAAAATTTCTGAAAAGACGTTGCCCGAAATTGCGATTGGTTGTTTCTTTCGCTGACCCCGAGCAGGGACATCTTGGAACGATTTACCAAGCAGGAAATTGGGGGTATCTTGGGAGGTCAACAGCGGGCATATATTTTAGAATGCCTGACGGGACGGTTACCCACAATCGGAATTTGGCTGGCCCCAAAGGTTTCGGGGCTGGTTCGCCAACGCGCGCCGCGCAAGCCTCGTATTCGCGGAGATTAAGGGACGGATTGGAATCTGGTGCTATTAAAAAAGTTACAACCCGCCCAAAGTTCAAATACGTTTACCCGCTTGATTCAGGAATGAGGCAACAACTCGAGGCAATTAAAAAACCATACCCCAAAGCGCGTGAAGCATTTGCAGTTGATGCGCCCGACGTCCAGTTGGGTTAAGGGGGTGCAAATCCCACCCACGCGCTCCAACTTTAATGGCTGAAACTCAACTAATACCGGAAAAGCCCGCAAATACGGGCGTTTTAGTCAATTGCGCCTTCTCCGAGATGGCGACGGTTGCCGACCTCATCCACCACCCGAAAAACCCAAATCAACATTCCGAGGGGCAACTGGATTTCATCCGCAAGGTGATTGAGCATCAAGGCTGGCGGTCGCCGCTCATCATCAGCAACCTTTCGGGCTTCGTCGTTTGCGGCAACGGGCGGCTGATGGCGGCTCGGTTGATGGGTTTGGAAACCGTCCCGATTGACCGGCAGGACTTTGCGAACGAGGCCGACGAGATTGCCCACCTGTTGGCCGACAACAAAATTGCCTCGATGGCGGAACTCGACAACGACCTTTTGAAAGGCGTTTTGAGCGAGCTTGATACCGGCGCAATTGATATGGATTTGACCGGATTCGCCGACGCGGAGTTTGAGCAGTTGATGACGCAGTTTCACGTTGACGAGGCCGAGCTGCCGACACTCCCCGAGGGGGATGGGTCTGGGCTTCGGCAAGTCACTTTTACCCTCACCGACGCACAAGCCCTTGAGGTTAACAACGCAATTCAGGCTGCGAAATCAGCCGCGCCGTTTGATGATACCGGCAACGAAAACAGCAACGGCAACGCGCTTGCGCGAATCTCCGAAAATTATACAAGTGGGACGGGCAAAACAAATAATAATTAAGCCGATTGCGGCGGCGGATGCGCGGCGTGTAATCAAGTGCTTACATTACAGCGGGAAGGTGGTGCAAAACAGCCAGCTGCATTTTGGGGTATTTTTGGGCGGGGAGTGCGGGGGGGCGTTGTCGTTTGGCCCGCCTTTGGACAAGCGGAAAATGCAAGGGCTCGTTGCTGGTACGAAATTTAACGGGTTTCTGGAGTTGAACCGTTTGGCCCTTGCAGATTGGTTGCCTCCAAACGGGGAGAGCCGGTCGCTTGGCGTTTGCTTGCGCTTAATCCGCAAACAGTATCCACATATTGAGTGGGTTGTTTCGTTCGCGGATGGTACCCAGTGCGGTGACGGGACGATTTACCGAGCGAGCGGGTTTGATTTGGTGGCAATCAAGGAAAGCAAGAATCTGATTCGGCGGGGAGACGGGGTGATTATTCACAAGATGACGCTGGAAAGCAACCCGACCTCCCCGCGCGCCGAGTTGGGCGGGCGGTCATATTACGACGTGACCGGCGGGAGATATGATTTGCAAGCTTACGCCAACCAGACCAACGGCGCGCTGTTGCCGGGGTTTCAGTTAAAATATATTTTCTTCCTGAACCCCGAGGCGAGGGGCAGGTTAACCGTTCCCGTTCTGCCGTTTTCCGAAATTCAGCGGCGGGGTGCGGGGATGTATTTAGGGAAAGCGCGCGCGTGAAGCATTTGCAGTTGATGCACCCGACTTCCAGTTGGGGTAAGGGGGTGCAAATCCCACCCACGCGCTCCAAATTTAATGGCTGAAACTCAACTAATAGCCGCCGAAAAACTTTGCACGCTAACGGGAGTCAGCGACAAACGCCACCGTCAGATTGCGAAGGAAGGATTTTTTCCGCCGCCCATCAAGGGGCAATATCAAATGGCGTTAACGCTTCAAGGGCTATTTCGGTATTACCGCGAACTCGGCAAGCGCAAGCATTCAACCTTTGAATCGGAGCGCACCAAGAAGCTCGCTGCCGAGCGCAGGATTGAGGAATTGAAGCTGGCGCGGATGCTGGGCAATTCGCTTGATGCCGAGGCGGTGGTGCGCGCTTGGCAGAATTGTATTATGGTGGCTCGGCAAAAGTTGCTCGCGCTCGAAAGCAAGGTGAGCGGGCGATTGGGTTTCGACGAACACCAGCAACAGGAATTGCGAAAAGAAATCGAGGAAGCGTTGGCCGAATTATCGAAGCCGCAGAAATATGAACAAATCGGGGAGGAAGAAATTGACGAAGGACTTGGCGAAGGCGGTGAGGCTTTGGCGACCACCGCCAAGAATGAACGTGGCTGAATGGGCCGACGCCTTCCGTTACCTTGGCCGAAGCGTCACGCCCGAGGCGGGCAAATTTCGTTGCGACCGTTTGCCGTACCAGCGCGAGCCGATGGAGAGCTTTACCGACGAGACGGTTGGCGAAACGGTTTTGATGTGGGGGGCGCAATTGGGCAAAACGGAAATCCTGCTCAACGCGATTGGGTATTACATCCAAATGAGCCCGAGCCCGATTTTGGTAGTTTACCCGACGCTCGACACCGCGCGCAAATGGTCAACCAAAAAGCTGGCAACGATGCTGCGCGAATCGCCCGCGCTGCGCGGCAAAGTCAAAGACCCGCGCACCCGCGACAGCGGCAACACCGTCCTTTCAAAAGATTTCGCTGGCGGGTTTCTGGTGGCGGCGGGCAGCAATTCCCCGGCGAGCTTGCGCCAACTATCCTGCCGCGTTGTCATCCAAGACGAGGTTGACAGCTACGAGGCGAGCGCGGGAACCGAGGGTGACCCCTGCCTGTTGGCGGATGCGCGAGCCGCAAACTTTCACGACGCAACCTTAATTAAAGCCAGCACGCCGACCATCAAGGGCTCAAGCCGGATTGAGAAATACTTTGACGAGAGCGACCAGCGTTATTGGGTTTGCCCTTGCCCGAAATGCGGTGAGCGGCAGCAACTCAAATGGCGGCACGTTACTTGGCCCGAGGGGGATACGTCGGGCGCGGTTTACAATTGTTCATCCTGCCGCGAACCCATCACCGACCTCGAGCGCATCAAGATGATTAACTCTGGCGAATGGCGCGCAACCTATCCCACCCGACGCAATCGCGGTTATCACCTGTCGGGCCTATATCGGATAATGGGGAAGAAGCGACAATTCAAAACCTACCTCCACGAGTTCGCCGAGAACTTTTTGGCCGCGAAACGCTCGGGGTCGGAGATGCTCAAAGTGTGGGTCAATACGTTCCTTTGTGAAACGTGGGAAGGCGAAGTTGGCGAGCGGATGGAACCCGACCCGCTGCTTGCGCGCTGCGAGAATTACGGCGGCGAAAATTTGCCAAGCGAGGTGCTGGTGCTGACTTGCGGCGTGGATGTTCAGGCCAACCGGCTGGAGGCCGAGGTTGTCGGTCACGCGGCGGATGGCGAGGCGTGGGGGATTGAATACAAAACATTTCCCGGCGCACCCGACCAGCGCGCCGTCTGGCTTGACCTTGCGAAGTATCTGCAAACCACTTGGCAGCATCCAGCCGGGGCGGTGCTGAAGATTGTGGCGACGGCGGTGGACGCCGGTTATTCGACAAGCGCGGTTTATGATTTCTGCGCGCGTCACGCGGCCAACCGGGTTTACGCGGTGAAGGGCTCGCCGGTGCGCGGTGCGCCGCCGATTGCCAAGCGGACAGTCAAGGCCGCGCGGGTGGTGCTTTGGACGTTGGGAACCGGCGCAATCAAGGACACGCTATTTGCCCGATTGCAGATTGAGGAAGCGGGCGCGGGGTTTCAGCATTTCCCGACAGGGTACGGATACGACGCCGAATATTTCAAACAACTCACCGCCGAGGAGGTTCACACCAAACACGTGAACGGCTTTCCGGTTCGGTATTATCGCAAGTGCCGCGACCGTAACGAGGCACTTGACATCCGCGTTTACAATATGGGCGCGCTGGAAATTCTGAATCCGAACTTTGAGGCGGTGGCAAAATCGATTCAACCCGAGGACGAGGACGACCCGCAGCCCAAAGCGCAACCGGCGCGCGGGGCGGGATATATTAACGAGTGGCGTTAATGGGCGGGATTTGGAGAAAAACAGGCCGCGAGGTTTGCGTGTGCGGGCCTTTGATTGGTTGGCCGGTATGATGACACCCGCCAAACCGTCTGCGGCGTTTCGGTTCGAGAAACCCGAACAACGCACCAAAATAAATGGCAGACGTTGCAACAAAGGAGCCCGAAATTTTCCGCGCGGGTGATACGGTTAAATGGACAAAGGATTTTTCTGATTATCCCGCCGACGATTCTTGGGTTTTGAAATATGCGTTTCGCGGCAACTCGACGACGATTGACGTAACCGCCACCGCGTCGGGCAAGGAGCACGCTGTCACCATTTCGGCGGCAACCTCCACCGCTTACACCAAGGGCGTTTACGATGTTCTTGGTTTCGTCGAGAAGGGCTCCGAGCGGTATTCCGTTTTTACTGGCCGCATCGAAATCCTCGCCGACCTTGAAACCGTTGGCTCGTCTTATGAATCGCGAACGCACGTCAAAAAGACTTTGGACGCAATCGAGGCGGTGCTGGAGAATCGCGCGACCAAGGAAATTCTCGAAAGCTCAATTGAGGGCGTGAACATCAAGCGCATCCCTCACGCCGAGTTGGTGATGCTGCGCGGGCGTTATCTGGCTTGGTATCGCGAAGAACAGGCGGCGGATAAAATCAAAATCGGAATGGGAACGGGCCGAACCATCCTCACGCGCTTCGGTGCAAATTCCGCGACCAACCCGTTGCCCAAAGTCTAATGAAAATTCTCGACCGCATCGCTCGCAAGCTCGGATATGCCAAGCGCGGATACGCCGCCGCCAAGCAATCCCGCCTCACATCGGATTGGACGATGCAGACCAAATCGGCCAATTCCGAAATCCGGGCCGACCTCGAAACGCTCCGCGCCCGCGCGCGCCAGCTTGAACGGGACAACGATTACATCCGCCGATACTTTAAGGTTTTGGAAAACAACGTCCTCGGCGCGGGTGGAATCAAGCTCCAAGCCAAGGCCAAGGACGAGGACGGCAGCTTTGACACCGCCGCCAACGCGAAGGTTGAAGCGGCGTGGCGCAATTGGGGAACGATGGGCAATTGCACCGTTACCGGCTCGCAATCTTGGCAGGATGCTCAACGGCTTATCCTTCGCAGCGTTGCGCGGGATGGTTCCTGCATCATCCGTAAGGTGACGAATTACGACAACCCGCACCGCTTCGCCCTTCAGATTCTCGAAGCCGATTTGCTGAACAACGACGCAAACGTGAGGCTCAAAAACGGCAACAGCATTCGGATGGGGATTGAGTTGAACGAATGGGAGAAGCCGGTTGCCTACCACTTGCGCGACGGTCACAAGGGCGACGAGTTTGGGATGAACCAACCGAACAAGACCAACCGCATCCCAGCGGATGAAATCATTTTGGCATACTTGCCCGAGCGGGCGCATCAAAATATCGGCGTGCCTTGGATTGTCTCGGCGATGACGCGGCTTAACATGCTGGCAGGTTACGAGGAAGCAGAATTGGTGGGAGCGCGCGTTTCTAGCGCAAAAATGGGCTTTTATATCAAGAACGAGCAAGGCGAAGGCTACCAAGGCGAGCAGGACGAAACCGGCAACCTCATCAATCAAGCCGAGCCGGGGGCATTCGAGGAGTTGCCCTTCGGGACAGATTTCAAAACTTTTGACCCGTCGCACCCCACCGCGAATTATGCCGATTACGTCAAGGCGTGTTTGCGCGGCATCGCGGCGGGCCTCGGCGTTTCCTACACCAGCCTCGCCAACGATTTGGAGGGCGTGAATTATTCGAGCATCCGCGCGGGGCTTCTGGAGGAACGCGAGGAATGGAAGCAGATTCAAAATTGGTTCACCACTCATCTTTGCCAACCCGTTTTTGATGCGTGGTTGCCTTACGCGCTGCTGTCTGGCGCGCTCGATTTGCCCGCCGCCAAGGTGGAGAAGTTCGCGGCGGTGGAATGGAAGCCGAGGAGGTGGCAGTGGGTTGACCCGCTCAAGGACACTCAAGCCAGCGTGATTGCGGTTGCCAACGGGTTCAAATCAAGGAGGGCAATCATCGCGGAAGCGGGCGGCGACATCGAAGACACTTACGCCGAACTCGAACAGGACGACCGGCTCGCCGACGCCAAGGGAATCAAGGTGGACGGCGGGAACAGTCCGAAGCCGACCGAGGAGGTTGCCGGTGGCTAGGTTTATTGTCTTTGGCCCGCCAGCGGGCGGCAAAACAACTTTCGTCCGCGAACGAATTGGCGAAAACGATTTGGTCGTTGATGTGGACTCGTTGAACCAAGCAATAACTTGGCGCGAACCGCACCACCGGCTTGATTCCGCGAAGGATTTCATTTTTGCGATGCGCGCTCTTTTGCTCGGGCTGATTGAACGCGAGGGGTTTGACGGCGACAACGTGTGGGTGATTTCAAGCGCACCAAGAAAAGCCCAGCGCGCCGAATTGGTTGAGAGGATTGGGGGTGAATTGGTTGCGGTGGTTCCCGACAAAGAAACCTGCCACGAACGCGCCCGCGCGGACGGCAGACCCCCAGCTTGGCACAAATTTATTGACGAATGGTTTGACAGATACGAGCCCGAAACCCGAACAACCCCACAAAATAAAAGAGGAATGAAACCGGAACAAAAAAACGAGGTGCGCTATTTCACCGCCGCGACCATCGACCGCAGCGCGGTGGATGAGGAAGCGCGAACCGTCGAGCTTGCATTTTCGAGTGAGACACCCGTTGACCGGCCCTTTGGCCGCGAGGTGCTTGACCATACGCCCGACAGCGTTGACCTCTCGCGCCTGAACGACGGCGCACCCCTCCTGCTCGAACACGACCGCAGCCAGCAGGTCGGCGTGATTGAATCCGCCCGCGTGGATGTGGACAGGATTGGGCGCGCGGTGGTGCGGTTCAGCAAGAGCGCGCTGGGCAACGAAATTTTCCAAGACGTCAAGGATGGCATTCGCCGATTGGTTTCGGTGGGCTATACTGTTGGCGAGTTTGCAAATGAGAAAGCGGAGGCGGGGCTGGACACCTTGCGCGCAATCAACTGGCAGCCTTTGGAAATCTCGCTGGTGAGCATACCAGCCGACGCGACGGTGGGAGTTGGCCGTCACGCCGAAAAACCAACCGACTCAAAACCAATTACGGAACCCAAGAAAATGAACGAAGAAAAAATTATTCAAGAGTCGAGGGAAGCTCCGAAGCCAGACCAGCCCCAGCCAAAGGCCGAACCCGAGGTGCGGATTGAGGTGCGCGCCGACAAGCGTGCAACCGAGATTGCCGCGCTTGGGCAAAAGTTTGAAGCCGACCGCGAAGCGGTTGATTTCATCGCCGAGGGCAAGTCTGCCGACGACTTCAAAACATATTTGATGGAACGCAACGCGAAAGCCGAGCCCATCGCGAAACCCGAAGCCGACCTTGGCCTGAACG